GTTCAGTTGAGAAGAATACACGAAATTCTAGACGACACCAATCCGTATATTCAAACTTGTATGGACAAGTTGGATTGCAGAAGTTGAAAGACATCGCCGGGGACAAATTTTTTGTTGTTTGTCCAACCGAAACCAACTATTACAAAACTGTTACATCGTGGGATGATAAACCTGAGTACAGATATAGTGGGACTGAATCTCATATATTTGGAATGTTGTTTTTTGAGCACTATTATAAAGATATAATGCAAAATTGTGTTGCGACCTCTGAGGAGATCTGTGCTTATATTGACTGGACTAAGAGTCCTGGTTTTCCCCATACCTATTTTGGTTTTAGAACAAAAGAGCAGCTTGTTCAAGCTCTCACCGATACGTTGTTTTTTGAACGTACCGGTACGCTCCCTTTCTGGAATGTTGCCGGAAAGATAGAGTTTAAAGTCTTAGCTGATATTGAGGAGAATAAAATAAGGTTATTTCAAATACCTTCATTTGAACTCCTCTTTTCGCAACTGAAATTTGGTAAGCGTATTTCCCTACGCTTGATGAACTATGAGTGGTCAAAATATGGATTTAACCCATACAGTGGAGGTTTTAATAAACTCGCTGAGTCTCTTTTGAAGAAGAGATACCGTGGATGCTATGATGTGTCTGGTTGGGATAAATTTTTGCCATTGTTGAAGGATATATACTCTGTTCTCGAAAAGAGATGCGGAATCCCGAAAGAAGAGATGGAAGAATTTCTGTGGACTGTTGAAAACACATGTGCTTTTTTATTAAAGCTTCAAAATGGTGTTGTTCTTTGTAAAGACTATGGAAATGCCTCTGGATCGGGTTGTACGACAAGAGATAATATTTTTGGCCACGTTATAATTTTCGCTGCTGGACTATTTGCTGCTTATAAGCGCAAACACGGCGAATCTCCTCCTTTCTCACTTGTACGTGATCAACTAGTTAACCTTTATGGTGATGATAATGTCTTTGCTGTAGATGAAGAGTTTAGTCTAATGACGGACCCTGAATTTCTCGCAGAGCACCTTGGAAATTATGGACTAAAGTTAAAGTTCTTTTTTGGTGGTTTGGATGCAGACTTGCACACACTAAGTTTTCTCGGTGCTTCTTTTAAGAAGATGCCTTCTGGATTGTGGTATCCATTGTATGATGTCGAAAGACTCGCTACGACCATGATTTATGAGGATCATAATTTGACCCTCTCACAACATTTAGGAAAAGCTTTTACGCTTATGGTTATGTCTCGACCTTCTGATAAGTTCGCAGATTTTTATCAAGCCTATAGAGCTCTAGTTTCAAGTGATTTAGTAAGAAACAATTTAGATGACCCTAGCATAGCCGCTTACGCATTTGTTGGCACTCCTTCGGAGTACGATATTGATGCGTTTTATACCGGATGCGAGTCTGGAAGTAGAAGATTTGAGAGCCTTTTTCTCTCGGATCTCCTTCTGGATTTCTAAATTGTAGTAGGAATGTTTTGGGTTATTCTTTTTCCCACAGAATCTTTGTTGGAGGTTCCTTAAACCGGCCCGGTCTAAAAGATTTTGTTCATGGCTCATGTTATGTCTAAAAAAGAATTTATGGCGTTGCCTAAAGCTCAGCGAGCTAAAGCAATGCAAGGTGCACAAAAGAGAGTGCGCAGGCCACGGAAGCGGGCC